ACTTTCGATTCGTGCCACCCTGCTTGCTTTGCTAACTCTCGGTTAGTCTTCTGCATCATCCGGCAGCGGAGTTCTGTCTCCACTTCGTTGATGCGCTTGCTATAACTTGCATGTTCCATTGATTAAAATTTCCGTGTTGAATAAATAGTTACACCACCGGTTAGGTGGTTGGGGTTTCCCCACATTGCGGCAGGGAGGCCATGACTGTTAAAGAGCGGTGTTGCTTATGCTGCTTTGCTGCCTGACTTCATAAACTGTTGCGGATAGAGAATTTCCATCGCTGAGATTGCCCCACCAAAAAACTCGGCAATTTTTGTGGCCTTATCTAATGATGTGATCTGCTTACCACGTTCGATGCGGCTTAAGTTCCCCACATCAATCTGAGTAGCCAGTGCTACCTCTGCGATTGTTAGATTTTTCTCTACACGCATTTTTCTTAGTGGCGTTTGCATATAAAACCTCCATAGATGCGCATTACGCATATTATGCCACATATTTAATTTGCGCAATACGCTTTGCGCTAAACGCATAAAATAGTCAAGATTTAGCTTATGAATAAGATAGGTAATAAGATCAGACAAATTCGCAAAGCGAAGAAAATGACAATCCTTGAACTGGCAAACGCAGTAGGAAGTGATGTGGGCAACATATCGCGGCTAGAGCGTGGAATTCAGGGTTATAGTGATGCAATGCTCAGAAAAATAGCCGATGGGCTCTCAGTTCATATTTCTGAGCTATTCTCAACTGAGGACGATGGTGATACTGTTGATTCATACAGTATCAAATCTCTATCTGAATCGGGGAGAAAAAATGTGTATCGTGTTGATGTTCTTGACGTTAGCGCCAGCGCTGGAGACGGAGCTAATACTGGCGATGTAGTCGAGATCATCCGCTCTATTGAGTACGTACCCGAGTATGCTAAAACGATGTTTGGCAATAGGCCGCAAGGTTCCGTCATGCTGATCAACGTTAGGGGTGATTCTATGACGGGAACGTTAGAGCCGGGCGATCTGATATTTGTTGATACGCTTGCCAAATTTTTCGATGGTGATGGAATCTATGTGTTCGATTTCAACGGAGATACATTTGTTAAGCGCCTTCAAAAAGTTAAGTTTGAGCTTAAAGTAATATCCGATAATAAAGCTTACGAAACGTGGTCTGTAACTCCAGACGAAATGGATATGCTTCATATTCAAGGAAAAGTATTGATAAGCCAGTCACAACAGATTAGAAGGCATGGTTAAATAGAATGAGATTACCAGCGCTATTTATCATTTCGCTTTTAGCCATATCAGGATGCGATCAAAAAAATGATGCGGTATTTGGAGTTAAATGGAACACTTCTCCAGATAGGTATAGATATGAAAAACTGCCTACTTATCAGGTAATTCCACAGCGAGATGGTGGAACACTCGTATACGTAACTTCTCCTCCATCTGGAAAGATTGGCACTGGCGAATATCGATTTTACTTTAACGATAGCAAGCTGAAAAAGATTATTTATAGAAGCTATGATATGACAGGCAATGATAGCGTCGAGACAGCCAAGAAAGAATACAACCGCTTGAAGTCTATGCTTGGTCAACAATTTGATAGTCAGCCAATAGTATCTGAGCATGTATACAACACCTCATTCGCTTTCTTTCCATGCGTAAGCAATCCTGAGTGCGGAAGTTGGTCTTCAACATTCTCAAACAAGGACACAACTGCAAAACTATCTATAAGTATGGGTAACAACGGAAATGGTTATTCAGACGACAGAATTGCAGGATCTGTTTCTATTGAGTACACACCCAAATAACTGAGCCTCAAATATATAAACCCGCCTCGAGCGGTTTTTTTTGTGCCTAAAAATCCCCTCATAAGTAACAAAAAATAAATTCATCATTAAAACAACAACATGCGCAAAAACCTCATAAAACACACAAATATGCGTTTGACGCATTTGCGTTATGCGCATATATTGATTTCACACAAAGCAGGACGCACGACCCAACAGGAAGTTGGATGCTCTTTAACAATCAGAAGGTATGCCGAGAGGTGTACACCAAAGCAGAGTTAGTTTTGGGATGAGGCGGCGTGGAAAATCGAAGACACGGAACGTGGCGCACGAACACAGGAAATTCGTGGCTGGGTAGGAAGGTGGCCCAAGGAAATGGTGACGCCCATTCCTAAACACATCGTCGGGGTAGCGTCCGGCCCTCATCACCAAAGCTAACTAACGGAGAAATCCATGAACGCAAAACAACGCTGCAAATTACGCCGTTTAGAGCGCCGTAGTGAAGAAAGAAACTCAGCCAATGCAGAGCGCCGGTTGGCAAACAAAATCGCTGCCACGCTCTCTGGATGCTCAGAGAGAACAGTAAAAGCACTCTCACTACCTACACCGAGAGCCGCTAAAGAGCTTGAGGTTGAGGTGAAAAGAAGTAACCACCGTATTTGGTACAAAGACACGAACCCGCTTGGAAGCAAGATTCATACGGTGCAGAAATCACGCGGGAAGAGCATTCCCTTAATTTAGAGGGGTAGGTATGAAATTTGAAGTCAAAGACATCATTTCTAAGCGCCTAAAAGGTGATAAGCGTCGCTGGCGTCGCCGTCAGCGCCAGTTTGCTAAGAGGCGTGCACTTCAAGGTGATATGGGTGGGGTGTCTCATTTTCTAAAAAGTGCAAGACGCATCAAGTAACAGGCCGCCTAGCGGCCTTTTTTATACCCAGAATGGAGATAGATATGGATTGGGTAAATTATTCAGAACACAAGCCAGAATCTGCTGGCGTGTATTTGTGGCGCATGGGCAGCCGTGTAGCTAAGGGGATTACTGTCATTGCGAGAGCAAAGTTCAGGCTTCGCGGGGCTGGATATGACAACGTACTGTCTCCCGAATTCGACCGTTGGAATGGATACTCGGTACTCGTTCCTAAAGAGCTGCAATGGGCAGAAGATGATGCATCATTGCCAGATATTTCATTTGAAAACCTGCCAGATGCTAGAGAGTGCCCATTCTGTAATCGTAAGCCGACTATCAAGGCATTCGAATGGAACCAAGGCTGCAGATTAAGCCCTGAACCCTACATCCTCAATAAGTTTCAGTTGAAGTGCTGCTGGTGGATTGCCGCTGTAACTTTCGACCATCCAGTGGCCGCAATTGAATCATGGAATTCCAAGTTAGCCGACCGAACGGTTACATCGTAGAAATTGAATAGAAGCCGAGTAATGCACCTAGCAGGTATTCACTGAGTATCTGCTGTGAGCAATCCCGCTCATAACTGGAGAATGACTGCTCTGGTTAGATGACACGTTTTGCCCCTCTCGTTAGGGGCTTTTTTACGGCTGGAGGAAAGTATGTCAAGCCAGTGTGAATATTACGATTACTACATGGTTCAGGGTGATGATGTTGCCGAACTCATTAAGGCATATGACGCTTTGAGAGAGCAAAGAAATGCAGTGCTAAAACAAGCTATTGAAAAAGTTGGAGCTATAGCTTGGACAACATCTAGTGGGTGGGGTGACAAAGGCGATAAATTGTCTGGCTTTGTGTGGCCAGCGGATCATGGATTTGCATGCCCTATAACGATAAAAAGCAAAACATTATTTGATGGAAAGCCAGTTATTGTTGCCAGAGGAAAGGGAAATACTAAAGAGGGCCGAGCCTTTAATAAGGAGTTAGATACGATAAAGGCTGACGTTAACAGCAAGTTATCATCCCTACCATGCTGGCAGTCATACATCATTAATCATTACGGAGTTATGCGTACAGGGATCGGTGGGCCAGCAGGTCAGGGGTTTGGGTTCGCGATGCTATCAACTTACGGCGGCAAACACCCAACAAGAGATGACACTCTACTGTTCGCTATTCCAAACAACAAAGAAGAGCGTCACGGTGATTCAACTATCCCCGATAGCTTCCAGAAAATAACTTATGGCGTGTTTTACGACATAACAAACGCTAAGTCAGAATCAGCCGCTTAAATGCGGCTTTTTTATACCCGCAATTCATCGCAAAGCGTAGGCGTTTTGCAATGAAACCAACAAAGGAGAAATACCGTGAGTGAAGTGACGGATTTGACAGTTATCGAAATTAAACCGGAACAAGCTCCGGTTCTGTTCTCACCAAATGGGCTTGATGCTTTTCTTGAGCAAATCAAACAGGCTGTAAACGAAGTCCCTGACCTGAGTACAGATAAAGGCCGAAAACGCATAGCGTCTCTGGCAGCTCAGGTATCACGTAGCAAGACAGCAATAGAAAAACCCGGGCGTGAGTACCTAAAGCGTTTAAAAGCAGCGGTTAAGCCTGCTGAGCAAGAAATTAAGCGGTTTGTTGATGAGTGTGACGCACTGCGAGATGCCACTCGACAGCCTCTTACTGAATGGGAAGCTGAACAGGAGCGCATTGCAGCAGAGAAAGCCGCAGAAGAAGAGCGCCTGCGTATTGAAGCTGAAGAAAAGGCAGCACTAGAGGCATTGAAAAAGCAATTCGATGCAGACCACGAAATCGCCCTACTCCTGAATGAGAAATTCGACCGCGATGCAGCAGAAGCCAAAGCCGAAGCAGAACGCCAGCGAATTGCTCATGAAGAAGTTCGCCGCGCAGCTAATATCGCTCACCAGAAGAAAATCAATAATGCAGCTATGACGATTCTTATGAGTACTGGCTTAAGCGAAGCAGCAGCTCGGGAATGTGTTTGTGCCATCGTTAAGAATCAAAAAGCGTTAGCCGTATCCGGCCAGCGACCACCAATCAGCATCAACTACTAATCAAATTCAAAGCAATTACAGGAGCTACCCATGATGAATTATGCCATCGCGGGCGGCGCTCTCATGGGCGCTTCTCAGCTATCAGACTCTCAGTTAGACCGAAACGTTTCCAAATTACGTGCCGGTTTCAGAAAAGCATTCCGCTGGTTTATTGACACCATCACGCAAAAAGGAGACCCAAATGATTATTAAGCCAAATCAGGATGGAACAGTCACCGTAAGCCAAGCGTGGTGGCGTACAGGAGTAAAGCATTCTCGTCAGTTCACCAGTTCGCAGGATGACATCAAGAAGGCTTACGCATGGGCTCACGAAGCATCTATGGGGTGGGCTGATGAGCAAGATGAAGAGTTTAAGCAAGTTATAGGGAGTCATGCAGCATGAATCAAACAATAGACCCACTGGAACAGCAGCTACTCCAGTGGATGCTTTCCCCAGAGATGATTCCGATTATTAACGACCAAATTGCTCAACTAGAATCCGTGGCAGATCACCACACAGAAATGCAGCAGCAGAAGATTGAGGAGGCATATTGTGGACTTAGCGCAGCTTGATGAGCCCTTTGCTATTGATGATATTGAGTGGCGCGTACAGCGTTGCGGAATAGCTAATAAAAACCCTTGGGCAATGGTTCTAGCTTACGTTACCAATCGAGCGATCATGCGACGCCTTGATGAGGTATGCGGGAAAGAAAATTGGAAAAACGAGTTTTCACCGGGTCCTGACGGCGGAGTTATGTGTGGCATATCCATTCGTATTAACAATGAATGGGTTACGAAATGGGACGGTGCTGAAAAAACTCAGATTGAGGCAGTTAAGGGGGGCATGTCTGGGTCAATGAAACGTGCGGCTGTTCAGTGGGGAATTGGTCGTTATCTATATTCTCTGGAAGAAAACTTCGCTATTTGTTCCACAGATCAGCAACGCGGTTGGAATAAAGCATCATTCAAAGATGCAGACAACAAATATAAATATATCTGGTGGCAGACCCCTCCTCTTCCTGAATGGGCTCAACCCTCCGCTCCAGAGGTGGCAAACAATGAAGATGTTGCAGAAGTAAATCCCGAAACTGAACTAAAGCAATTTGTAGAGTTTGCTCGACAGGAAGGCAGCAAGCAGAAACTAACCACTGAATACACCAGAGTGTGGAAGTCATTATCTGGTCATGAAGAGCATCAGAAGAAGTGCGAAGAAGTTATGAAAATCAGATTCAGCGAACTAAAAAAGGCGGCGTAAATGACGAGCAGAGGCGTAAATAAAGTAATCCTTGTCGGGAATTTGGGAAATGATCCAGAAGTTCGATACATGCCTAACGGAGGCGCAGTCGCAAACATCACGCTGGCCACATCAGAGAGCTGGCGAGACAAGCAGACTGGTGAGCAGAAGGAAAAAACTGAGTGGCATCGCGTAGTGCTATTCGGAAAGCTAGCTGAGGTTGCGGGTGAATATCTGCGTAAAGGCTCTCAGGTTTACATCGAAGGTGCTTTGCAGACCCGTAAGTGGACCGATCAGGCGGGCGTTGAAAAATACACCACTGAAATCGTCGTAAACGTTGGCGGCACCATGCAAATGCTGGGTGGACGTCAAGGCGGCGGCGCTCCTATGGGCGGCGGTCAGGCACAAGGGCAGCAGGGCGGTTGGGGTCAGCCTCAGCAGCCACAGGGCAATCAGTTTAGCGGCGGTTCTCAGCCAGCGGCTCGCCCACAGAATGCGCCGGCAGCTCAGCCACAAAGCAATGAACCTCCAATGGATTTCGATGATGACATTCCCTTCTAATAGGTAACCACCATGACGCCGCAGAGCATCCTGCGCGTCCTCAGCCAGCACCCCGACAATAACATCACCGAATTCCACAGAGCACTTAACTCAGTGGGCGGCAAGCTATTGGGCGGCGGTGCTACTGGCGGGGTGACGCTGAACTCTAAAGAACTATATTACACATGGCGCAATCCAGAAAAGAACGAGTACATGAGCTTCAACCATCTCCTCGCAATCAGGGAATACCTCACAGCGGAACCATGGGGAGATATGAAGATAGGCGGTACGGTTTACCGGCTAAGAGATGATATCGATGTAGATGCTGTTATCGAGAAAATCACACCAAAGCGACCACCACCTAAGCCCATCGTTATTCACAAGCCAAAAACTGGCCAACGCTACATCGGCAAGCGCGGCATTGAGTACACCATTATTTCAGCCTCCGACAGAAGCATCGTTTATAGCTTCAACGGCAAAACTCACCAGTCACTCGAACCCACCAAATTCATGTACGGCATGGAGCTTATAGCCGATGCCGCATAAGGGGATATTCATGAACAACCTACCAATCCAGACATACGAATCAGTAGTTCAGCCGCGTGACGCGCTTGAGAAGAAGCTGGCTGATATGGCGGCTGAGAATGCAGCGTTAAATAAATTTATAAAAGCTGATTGCTGGGTATGGGATGACAAAAACGAAACATATTTTGATGCATGTGACTGCATTCCTGAAACACCAGCCACCGGAGCATTCACCCGTGAGCTGATGGCGCGTGGTGCGGAAGAATTTTCAGATAACCAAATGCAAAAAAGCTTAGAGCAAAGAGCGATAGGTAACCCAGCACTGTCAGATATATATAACGATAACGCTATGGACGCCAAGGTATTCGCAGCCCAGCTTCGCAAGGGGATTAATGATGCACAGTAACAGCAAAGAGCTAAATACAAATTCACAGGAAAATAAAATGAAAAAGTTTGAATTGGTAGCTGAATTATCTAAAGAATTTTTTGGCCGAAAATTATTTCGTATTCGCGCACTGATTTCATTTAGCGATGTTTCCAAGGGTGATTTAGGCGGCTGGGTTGAAAAAGAAGAGTGTGTGGATCAGTACGGCGATGCGTGGGTGTCCGGCGATGCGCAGGTGTACGGCAATGCGCGGGTGTCCGGCGATGCGCGGGTGTCCGGCGATGCGCATCATATTACTGTCTCGCCAATCGGCTCAGAAGGTGGTTGTTTAACAGCTTTCCGTCAGAAAGATAAATCTAT